GGTGCCCAAAAACTGGCATAAATTCTGCGATCAAATCACTGATAATTTCCGAGTCATTAACCCAAGTGATTTTCGGGTTTTGAAGTGAACAGAGTATAGTAGTGCTAAAGCTGCTGATGCTTTGTTGCGCACAAGCAGGGCATCACAGTCGCTTTTGGGTGTGTGGCGCGATATAGCGATTGTTGGCAATGTTTTTGCCCGTGCTGTTGCGCAAATCAGCAATATTTCACATGGCTGGCTTGGCGAGATTGTTCGTGTTAATGCGGAAATGGAGCGACTTAATTTTCAGATGCGGGCTATGTCAACCGCAGATGATCCTATCAAAGATGCTGCCGAAAGTGTGGCTTGGTTGCGTAGAGAGGCTACCCAAGCCCCCTTTTCCCTTAAAGCTATTACCAATTCTTTTGTGAAATTAAAAGCCGCCCGGCTTGATCCGCAAGGCGGCACACTACGCTCATTTCTTGATGGCTTAGCTGCCTTTGGCGCAGGTGATGAGCAATTACACCGCGTTTCTATCGCCATTACCCAGATGGCGGGTAAATCTGTTATTCAGATGGAAGAGTTACGCCAACAATTAGGCGAGCATATGCCAACCGCCATGCGCTTGATGGCACGCTCTATGGGTATGACAGTTGGTGAGCTAACAAAAGTTGTTTCAACCGGCACATTGGAGGCGAGTGATGCACTGAAAAAACTGTCAAAAGAGATGGATCGTGTTTATGGTGGCGCAGCTATTCGCATGATGCAGACATTTTCCGGCCAAATGACGCAAATGAAAGCCAATATACAGCTTTTAATGACCGATGAGGGCGGTAAGGCTTTCTTTAACAGCATCAAAGAACAGCTTTTGGATTTGAATGATTTTTTAAGCTCGGGGCAAGCCAAATATTATGCCAAACAGCTTGGGGAAGGACTCGCTAGTATCACTTTGACCGTTAAGGATACTATTGCATGGTTTTGGAAATGGCGTGATGTGATTGTAGCTGTCGGCACAACCATTGCGGGTGCGTATGGCATTTCTAAATTTGCTGGTATGATACAGTCTCTTTCTACAGCGTTAGTTGGTAGTGTTACCAATCTTAAAAATTCATTACAGGGTGCGGCCTATGGCATTACCTCACTTGGTGCAGGGCTTAATGGCTTGCGCACAGGCCAACATACGATAACATCTTTGGGTATAGCCGCTATGGGCTTGCGCACAACACTTGCGGGCATTACCGCCTCCATTCCCTTAATCGGTATTGGTCTATTGGGATTGCAGGTTATTATCGGGCTTTTTGGTGATTGGGAAAGTGCGGCTGAAAAAGCCGCCAAGGCAACCGAGGAAGCCTATAAAAGAACAAAAGAGGGCGGTGCTAAGTCCTATGATGAGGCGGCCGAGGCGATTAAAAACCAAATAGACCTGCTTAATCAGCGTATTAATATAGCTAAGGAAGATGAGCAAAAATATCTTAAAAACTTACAGCAGCTCGACCAGCAGGACAAATGGAGCGATGAATACGCTGAAAAGGCGAGAGCCGCTAATATGCCTTATTACGGCCAAGACCAAAGTCGATATCAAGTATCTAATTACGGTATTGGCTTAGGAGGGATTGACACAACCCCTCAACGTTATTTTTTACAACAACAAATTAACGCAAGCAGAAAAATAGCAGAAGCAAGCCAGAAAGAGCTTAACCAAGAACAACCTCTACACGCCGATATACTCCGCGAGTATGATGAAAGAGATCGTGCGGAAGGCCGCCGTGTTGCCGAACGCCAAATAGCTTTATCTAAAGAAGCGGAAGCGGTGCAGCGCAATTACACCGACCGTATGAATCTTCTTGATACACAGCGCGAGGAAGAAATCAAGGCAGAAATGGATAAAGGTGGCCGGGTTCAAGCCGTTATTAACAAACACAACAACACGATTATCGCTGAACAAAAAAAGCTTTATACCGCTAAAATTCGCATTGCTAAGGATGAACGCAAAGAAATTGAAAAAATGCAAGCGGCCGATGCCGCACGTGAAAAAAGAAAGGAAAAGCGAGATTATAGCGAACAGTATTACGCGGGAAGATTGGCGGCGTATGATGATTATGTCGCGCAATTGCAAAAAGATCACGATAATCTGCATGTCGATAAGTTAATCGCCAACACCTTTATCGCCGCTGTAGATAGTAACAATAAGAAATTAGAAGATGGTGCTAAGGCTGTCACAAAAATGCAAAAAGCATTGGGGGAGACTAAGGCCGAAGCTCTTGGTATGGGCAATGCCTATGCAAAAATGGTCGCACAAATCCAAAATGGCACATTTGGTTCGCTTGAGGGTTTATTCGGCCAAGAATTGGAAGCCGCTAAAAAATTACACCAAACGCTACTCGATATAGCCGCTGATACAGCCTTTGCCGATAAACAAAAAGAAGGTTACTTAAAATATATCAATGATATACAACAGATGCAGCGGAAAAATCAGAACGACAAGATACAAAACGAGATTGACGCCGAAGAGCTTAGGCGAGGAATAAAATTAACCCAATCCGAGATTATAGAAATAAAAAGAAAAAATGGTGATTATTTTGGCATTAGCGATGACGAGGAGGTAATTCGCAAGCAATTTAAAGAATTCGCCGAGTCTATGAACAAGCAAGGCTTGCTCGCACAACAGCTTGGCGATGTTTTCCGCAATAACGCTTTTGGTGAGGCGACAGAGCAGCATATTCAAAAAACGGCTGACGAAGTTAACAAGGTCAATGACGCATTAAAGGAAACCGCCAGAACGCTTAGTGGCTTATCTTTTGATGGCTTTAGTAACATCACGAAAGACTTATCTCTTGGTCTAACCAGTATAAGTGCAGGTCTTGATACTGCAATAACCAATAACGCAACTCCCGCGCTCAACAATCTGCCCAAAAATGTTGAAGGGCGTATGGCTCAAGCCATGCAATATCTTATGGGTAAAGATTGGTCACAAAATGCCGCCGCCGGTATCGTTGGTAATCTTTACGCAGAAAGCAGGCTTGATCCGACACGCTCTGGTGATAATGGCACGTCTGTTGGTATTGCGCAGTGGCATAATGAGCGTATGGTTGCTATGAAACAATGGATAACCGCACAGGGAAAAGATTGGCGTGACCTTTATGCCCAATTAGATTTTCTTGACCATGAATTGCGCACAAGTGAGCGATTAGCGGGAAATCAATTACGCTTGGCTGGCAGCCCGATACAGGCGGCAAGAACTTTCATGGATAAGTTCGAGCGGCCGGCTGAATGGGCGAAGAAGCAAAGTTGGGGTGATCGTGCTGGTGCAGCGCAACGCGCCGATACCATAGTGGGAGAAGCGAATGGCGGTCGTGGCTATCAAATAAGCAATAGCATGAAATCATCAATGCCTGATTCAGTAACAATACCGATACATTTTGGGATGGATAAGAAGACTTTAGATGAAGCGATTAAAGGTTCGAAGACAATTATATCCGAAACCACTGATGATTTGGCGAAAGGTCATACTGATGAAATGTCAAACAGGCTTGCGCATGTTAGAAATCTAACGGAAGCTGAAAGAAGAGAGATTGAGCAGAAAACTCTTGCTCTTTTTGACGCAAATCTCAAAATGACTGAAAAAGAACAGCAGCTTAGGAAAATGTTTAAGGATGCCGGGTTAAATGATGACGAAATAGACAAAGAAATTGAAGCATTCCGTTTAGCGCAAGAGCGATACGATGTAGGCAAGAAATATGCCGCTGTTATGGAAAATTTTGATAAAAAGCGACTAGAAACTGCTGTCAAAATCACAGAGTTAGGGAAACAAGCCGCCAACCCGAATTATAAGGGGATGAGCGATGAGATGCAAAGGCTTAACCAACAAATAGATGAAATTTTGCCCAAAATAAAGGAAATTTGGGGCGCAGATAGCGACCAATATAAGGCCGCTTATGAGGGTTTTTCTGCAATGTTAAGTCAACAAGCAACGCTTGAGCTTTCCCAATTGAGGGCAAACACGGCTAAGGAGACACAAACTTACCAACAATCTTTAATGACGAAATCGCAATTAAGAAAAGCCAATATGGAACAGGCGTTACGTGATGAGGATGTGCGCTTACAATATTTAATTGCCAATGGCGCTGATGAAGTCGCCGCAACCGAACGAACTGCAAGAGCAAAGGCTCTTATTAAGCAGAAATATAATGAAGCAACAAACCCTGTCGCAGGTCAAATGCGTGAATGGATTGACATTCAAAGCCAGTTGGAAAAATCCGTTACGGGCTGGATGGATAGTCTTGCTGATGGTATGGCAGGATTGATTACTGGCGCGGGCGATTTGCGTTCCGCTATTCAAGGCATTATCAATGATATTGCCAAAATGGCAACCAAATGGTTGTTGAGTGGCTTGTTTGGCGGTTCAGGTGTTGGCGGGACAAAGCTTGGTAGGGGTGGCGGTTTTCCTGCCGCGCCTATGCCTCGCATGACCGGATTGTATCACACAGGTGGCATTGCCGGTGATGGTGCTATGTTGCGCTCTATGTCGGCCTTAACATGGATGGGCGCGCCAAGATTTCATTCTGGTGGTCTTGTTGGCGGTTTATTGCCTTCCGAGGTGCCTATTATTGCTAAAAAGGGTGAGGGTATTTTTACGCCTGAACAAATGAAATCTATGGGTGGTTTTCAGCAAAATCAATGCGTAAATCCCGCTGCAATAAAAAACTGGGGACATTGGTAAAGCGTACTGAATGGACTTTATCACTGTTCGTGCTATCATTGCCGATGAAATGCGCAAACAAACCCGCCCCGGCTCAATGATGAACTCACGGGCAAGGTGATTTAGTTATGTTGGAACGATACAAAATTGCCCTTAATGCCGCCAAACAACATGCAAGGCGTAAGTTTCCGAATCGCACATGTGGGCTTATTGTTGATGGCATTTACAGAGCAGCCAAGAATATCGCGGCGGATACAAAAGTCACCTATCAATTCCCCAAAGGCTTAATTGAGGATTTCTCACCAAATCGTATTGACATGATTGTTGTTTCAAAACCGACAGCCCCCTATTGCCCTGATGCGCAAGCATTAGAACTACAAGATAGATATAATCGTCCTTTTGCACTTATCACCCTTAATGAGCAGACAGTTTCAGAGCCGATTATTTGGGGTGCAGAAACGCCCATCTCGCCAATATTAGGAAGAAAATTCATCTATGGTGTAATGGATTGCTGGACAATTATTCGAGACTGTTTCAGATTAGGTAAAGAAAGATTAGCCCAACAAGGCATTGAAGATTGGCCTTATGAGCCAATTGAATTGCCGGTTGTTGCCAGTAATGATGGCTGGTGGAATGAAGATCAAGATTTGTATATTGATAATTTTACTAAACTTGGCTTTCATCAAATTGATTTCAACCAAGCTAGGCCGGGTGATGGCTTCTTGACCAAGCTCAAATCCGACAAATACAATCATGCCGCTCTTTTGGTTGGAAACAATCAGATCATTCACCATCTACCGGCAAGATTATCACGGCGCGAACCTGCTGGTTTATGGGGGCGTAATTCTGACTTATGGCTGCGCTATGAGGGGTAATTTCAAACCTTAGCTTCTTCAATACATCTTGCATTCAGTCTTGGCGCAGGTTAAAAGATAAGTATTTAGATACTTAAACAAGGTGAACAATGTCGTTACCAACATTTACCCCGCCTATTGGTCCATCACCCGGCACCGCCCATAAATTCGATATCAAATTGCGTGAAGCTGAATTTGGTGACGGTTACAGCCAGAAAACACCGGCGGGAATTAATCACATCGTTTTAAATGTGCCGTTACAATGGGATGGGCTTACACTTAGCCAAGCAAAAATCATTGAAAATTTCTTCCTTGAGCGCGAAGGTTACAAGGCTTTTTACTATCAGCCTTATGGCATTGACCAGCCACTAAAATGGACATGCAAAGAATTTGAGTTCAAAATTGACCAAGGTGTCTGGCAAGGCACGGCCAATTTAGTTCAGTCTTTCACCAACGAAGATTAATATTTCAAACACCCATGGCCGATATTCAACGCGAAGCGCAAAACCTTAATCCTTCCGCCATTATTGACTTGTTCACCGTGGACACATCAAGCCTTGGCGGCTCACTGTTTCACTTTGTGCAAGGCTCTAAGCAAAACGGCACTATTAAATTTGCCGGTATCGAATATCAGCCGATTGATGTTGAATTTGAAGGGCTGGAAACAAGCAGCACCGGCTCATTGCCAACACCAACCGTGCGGGTTTCCAATACTGATGGTGTAGCAGGCGATGAGCAATACATGGGGCGATTTGCTCGGTTGCAGCTTTTACCGCATTCGCACCTTTGCCCGTCATTTGGATGATGCGCAAGAGCCAGATTCAGAAGCGTTTTATGGACCAGATATTTTTCGCTTTGAACGAAAAACGTCCGAAAACAGCATCTATATTGAGTGGGAATTATCCGCCGCCATTGACCAAGAGGGTAAGCAGCTACCCGGACGGATTATCATCCGTGATACATGTCTGTGGCGGTATCGTCGCTTCAACCCCAAAACAAATAAGTTTGATTATTCTAAAGCACAATGTCCTTATGCGGGCACGCAATATTTCGACCGCAATGACTTACCTGTCACCCACCCAAAAGATGATGAGCCGTCACGACGTTTAAGTTGTTGTAGAACTCGTTTTGGTAAAGGCAACCCACTGCCATTTGGCGGTTTCCCCGGCGCACAAAGATTGAGGTAATAGGTGCGATGTCAACAAAATTTGATCTTGCCTTCCATGATGCTAAAACTCATGCCCGCGCATGCTATCCTCAAGAATCCTGCGGCATTATTGTTGATTGCCAATATATAGCTTTTGAAAATAAAGCCGCACCTATTGAGCAACATGAAGAAAATAACCCCAACTGCAACTGTAAGCTATGTTCATTCAAGCTAGATGATAAGCAATACGCCTACCATCTTACACAAGGTGAGATACAGTTTATTGTGCATTCGCACCCTGACGGACAAGCGGCACCCTCACAAGCTGATATGGAAGGGCAAATACAGACTGATGTTGCATGGGCAATTATCGCACTGGATGCAGAAAATACCTTCGAGCCAATTAAATGGGGTGAAAAGGATTATATACCACCACTTATTGGTCGCTCTTTCATTCATGGCGTGACGGATTGTTATTCGATTTTGCGTGATTGTTTCCGTTTGGGCAAAGAAAAGCTTGCTGAACAAGGCATAACGGATTGGCCTTATGAACCGATAGAATTGGATGAATTCCCGCGTTCCGACGAATGGTGGCGTGGCACGCAAGATTTATATACAGACAATTTCAAAACCCAAGGCTTTGTCGAGATTCCATTTACCGATGCGCGAATAGGTGATTGCTTCTTGATGAAGATTCGCTGCGATAAATACAATCATGCGGGCATTCTTATCAATGATGGTCTTATTTTGCATCATTTACCATTACGACTTTCGCGGCGCGAACCTGCGGGGCTATGGGGTAGGCAAGCGGCGTTATGGATACGCTATCAAGGAAAAGAAATCCAAGGGCAACAAGAGGTAGCAGATGCGTAAAGTCTATTTACATGGCGCATTGGGTAAGAAATATGGCAAGGTTTTCACCCTTGACGTGCGCACCGCTGGCGAGGCCATTCGCGCCCTGATTGCTAACTTTCCAACCATACGTAAAGATATTCATGATGGCGCGTGGCATGTGGTGCGTGGGCGGTCAATCAAAAATGGCTATGCGCTTGATGAACAAGACATATCAAG